TTCCATCTCTAACTTGGTTATTCTACCAATAACTGAAATAGCCCCATCCCTTACAGATACTGAGAAATAATCAGTATTGATAAAACTAATGTTAACATCTATGCTTTCATCATTCATAATCTACCCTTTCTTTTTCTAAGTTGATTCTTTCTACGTATTCTTCTTTGCGCCTTACCATCTTGTATATCTTCACACTTAAAGTGTGGTGGGCAATACCAAGGTATGCAATTCATTAAATCTTCATTATCCATAATCAGCCCTCCACGTCTTTAGTTGTACCTAAAAGATGCTCATTGCCTTCATAAGGAATGCAGTATATCCAATAGCATTCTCCAAGACAATAATACATATTATCTCTAACTTGATAGCTGAATATATTTGCAGACCATTGGTCTTCTTTATCATTTCTAACAAGTACCTTGTCAAATGGCTTGAGCTCAACCTTTGGCTTCAAATCAACAACTTCTTTCTTCTCACTATCCCATCGTTTGCCTTCCTTTTCTAGAGCTGAGAAGAGCTGTTTTTTCTCTTCTTCTGTGGCAAGGCGAAGTTCACAAAGGTTTTTCTTAAAGAAACAAGTTCTGTAACCCATACTCAAAGTTAAATCTCTTAAATCTAAAGAAATAAATGAGCTATAACCTTCTGACAAATCAGTTTTGTCTGATACTATAAATACATCTTGTCTATTACCATAATCGGCAAAAGCTATATCTGCATCCTTGAACTCTGGCTGAGCCTTCTCTACTTCAAGGGTCTCACGATTGAGTTTGCCACCCAAACGTTCCTCGATGGTGTTGATGTAGGTCTGAGCATCATTCTTATTTTCGAGAGTGTAATCACTCGTTGCAATACCATCTTCATCCGCAAGATATATGGTATTTCCATCTGAAAGGACTTCAAATCCGTGCTTTGCCTTAAATAAGGCATAGGTATCATCTGTGAATTCGTTAAAGAAGACTTCTTTCTTACCATCATTACTGATAAGTACATCGCCCTTCTTCCAATCGAACTTGCGCCAGTCACGCATTTCCTTTGATGGAAAAACGACACATTCTCCATCATCATACAATTTGCCATTTTTATCAAGATACCCTTCTCCACCATTCATAAAACCAAACTTTGAATTGTAGAAGGATATTTTGAAACTTTTATCATCTACTTCTTCTAACTTGCATTTACCACAAGCGGAAGAATATAATTTAGTTCCTCGCGGCTTATCCTTTAGGATTTCCACTATATTAAGCTTTTCTTCCATAACCTTAACCTTTTAAAGATGATAATAACTATTTGATACCCTTGCGCCCAAATCGAAGCAGCCCACGGCATCAGGCTTCAAGAATCTCTTTTGAAGCTTCTCTAAAGCCTCTTTATACTTCTGCTCCATGTGCTTGCAATGAAGCTTCTGAGCAGTTCTAAGTTGAACAATAACACCCTTACGAGCTACCTCGTATTGTTTTTCTGACATCATTTTCTGTATCTCCTATTATTTTAAACGTTAAACAAAATCTTAGTTTTTTATAATCTAATTATATACCATACCAGCGAAGCGAGCCGAAGGCGAGCCAGCCTTAACCTCATAAGTATTAGCATACACCCTACAGATAACCCCTCCCTTGATATAAGTATAGTTATTGAGTATCATATCCTTTATGTAGTCAATAGAGGATAAAAAACGCTTTTCTATGTTTCTGTATTTGCATAAAATCTCGTTTTTGACCGCAAACTTTACTAAATCAAAGGCTTTCTGTACGCTCACGCTTAATTTCTCAGCTATATACTTATATGATATACCATTCTCTCTGAACTTATCGCCGTAGCCAAAACGATTACAAGCCTTCTTAGCCTCCTTCAACTCTTTTAAGCCTTCAGGGTGCTGAGACTGCTGAATCATTTGCTTAGCGTAATTCTTTCGATTCTGTACATCAATGATAAGCATAGCAGATAAGGTATCTTCTATGAACTTTACATTCTGTGCATAGGCATTCTTTTTAGAATCATTTCTTGAAATAAACTCGATATTAGGAACGAGGACGTTCCTGTGAGAGGTATGACTTTTTAGAGACTTGAAGACGAGACAACGATTATTCTTGCCCGTGAACTCAACCAAGCCCAGAGCCTTCAAGGTATCAATACGCTTACGGACAGCACAGGCACTTACTCCCGTGATTTCGTGAAGCTTATTGATGCTCCATCTTTGCACGGCAGAAGACTTGACCCTTGTCTTGATGAAAAGGGAAAATGCGATTGCCTTCCTTAGTTCGGGATTGCAATACATATCGTTCAATATCTTTCTGCGTATCTCCATTTTACAGATGCTTTAAAAAGTCAAGAGCAGCAAAGAAATGGGGGATTCTCTGCTGCTCCGTATTTAGTAGCCTTGCGGCTCACGTAAATCCAAACTCTTACACGTTAGAAAGCTCCCCATAAACTCGCTAAGTGATAGTGTTCTTTCTGAAACACACCGCAAAATTAATAAAAATCTGTGAAACTACCAAATTTTCTATTAATAAATTTAAAATAATTAATAGTTTCTATTCGCTTTTTAATAGATTTTTATAACTTTGCACCATATTTTCTATTAGTAACCAAATAATAAGTAATAGCGTATGATATACAATCAGTATCAGCAGTATGAAATCTCCGACCGCATCATGCAAGCGGTATGTGAGGTAGGCAAGGTTACATTCATGGAACTTTGCTCTGCGGTGAAGACCGTCAAACTCAACACCCTTAGAGGACTATACTGTCTCATAAGCCGTGATTATTGCATTCACCCCGACCGCTCGGCTCGCCTACTCTGCCGCACCAGAGCAAACGTTATCAACCAAGCACGAAAGTATATGCAATACGTTCAGTCAAAGGATAAGTACACCTTATCTATATATAACCAAATCGTTGAACTCTTAAAAAGCAACAAAAAATGAAAAGAACAGATTATGAGCTTACCCTGCCCGACCAGCTCTTCCCAACGGACAATGACCTAGAGATTCCGACACTCGATATGGATATGCAAGCCAAGGAGTGTCAGTCACCCTTCCTTTGCTTCGGCGAACAGAAGAGAACCTTTAACCTCAATGGCGAAGGCTCTTTGCACTTCTATACCGATGATTACCGCTTCTCAGCTATCTACGAGCACCCTGAGAAGATATTGCAGCATCACCCTGCCGTTATCGTTGAGCCGAACTTCTCCCTATATAATGAAATGCCCGTATCTTTCGGCTTGCAGGCTATCTACAAGAAACGTTGGATTGCCCGTTGTATGCAAGGTAAGGGTATCGGTATCTTCGTTGACCTCAACGTGGCGCAGAAGTTCTATCGCCTCAATATGATTGGCGTACCTCGTGGATGGCGTGCCTTCGCTACCCGTGGATATTCGGATAGACTGAATAACCTCGCCTTTGAGTATTCCATCGCAAGCGATTGGGCAGAGGGCAAAGAGCCGCTATTTGTTATCTACGGCGGCGGTGCTGAGTGTCGGCGGTTCGCCCAGACCCATAGAGGTTGCATCTACATCAACCCCGTTGTCACTACCAAGAAGCAGCTTGCTGCCTTGCAGAAGATTCACGAAGGTGTTGCCTTCATCGGCGAAGAGTTCTCTGTTAAGGCGCAGCTTGATAAGCTCACCCCTTTCTCCAAGCAGATTGAGGACTTCCGAGAAGATAACGTCTCTAAACAGATTGAGGAAAAGTAAGATTGTTTATGCGAGATATGGCAGTTATTTGCTGTATCTCGCTTTCTTTTGTATCTTTGCATCAGCAAAACGGAAATTGTGGCATATAGGTTCTGAAGTGTCATAACAATATGTATTAGTTAAGATTTGGTTAAATGAAAATAATAGTTAGTTATTAGTCTATAAGCAGCCGCCTGTGATAGGTAGCTGCTTTTCTTATATATAATAGGTATAATATTTTATGATAACTTCAAAGGCTACTCATTATATGGGTAGCTTTTTTATTTGTTTACACGCAACCTATTATTTTCTATTAAAACCCGAATAATCTCCGTAACTTTGCAAATAATAATTATTAAATAATAAAATTATGGCAAGAGAAAAGAGAATCTCACAGAACCCATCCATCGCAAAGGATGAGCTTCTTGTAAAGCTGGGTTTTCGTGAAATGATTGACATTACAAAGCTCCTCTATAATGAGGGGCAGATTGATGGCGTTCCAAAGAACCCTCGCTACTTAAAGGAGAGCGAGCACGACAAGCTCGTCAAGTCACTCGCCGATAGCCCAGAGCTCTTAGAGTACAAGCCTTTGATGGTTTATGGCTTGGAGGATGGTACATACGTCACCATCTGCGGTAATATGCGCCTCAGAGTGGCTAACGAGTTACGCATCGGTGGAAATACGAACTTCGATAAGCTGCCTTGTTTCGTCTTGAAGACCGATACCCCAATTCAGAAAATCAAGGAGTATGCTATCAAGGATAACGTGCAAGCAGGTAATTGGGATTGGGATGAGCTTGCCAATGGTGAATGGGAAACCGATGATTTGCAGGATTGGGGTGTTGATTGCTCTTTTCTCAATACTGATGAAAACGATACCGATATTGATGAGCTATTTGAAGATGCTCAAAATACCGAGAGCAAAGTTAAAGATATTAAGCTCTCCGTCCATATTCCACAAGAGTTGGAAGATAAGGTAGATGAGATTAAGGAGATTATCAAGTCTGCCGTTTCCGAATACGAAGGTGTGGAAATAAAATAATAGAGATATGGAAGTCTATCTTGCGGGAGGGCTTACTGGAAATCTTAGTAAGTTTTGGAAAAGTGTTAGTATGGAATTATATATAGCAGGGACTTTAAGCAGACCCTATGTTTATGAAAAGGCTATGGGTGTTTTTTTAGCAGGCGAACCCCCATTAAAGAACGTCAAGGAAGCCGATTGGGAAGGATTAAATATATTGGAAACTTACTATTATCTACAGAATAATAAAGAGTTTCCTCGATTGATAGGCAATTTTCAGAATTTCCTATTAGATAGTGGTGCTTTCACATTTATGTCGGGAGCAGGTGTAGTTGATTTCGATAAATACGTAGAAGGATATGCTGCATTCATTAAGAAGTGGAACGTAAAGAACTTCTTTGAGCTTGATATTGATTCCGTTGTTGGTATCAGAGAGGTTGAAAGACTTCGTGAAAAGCTCGAAAGATTAAGTGGACGTAAGCCTATCCCCGTTTGGCATAAGTCACGAGGAAAAGAGTATTTTATTGAAATGTGCAAGAATTACCCTTATGTGGCTATCGGTGGTATCGTGACTAAAGAGATACCTATCAATAAATATGAAAAGTTATTTCCTTGGTTCGTAAAGACGGCACATAAATATGGCTGCAAGATACATGCCCTTGGATATACAAATATCAGAGGATTGCATACGTATCACTTTGATTCCGTTGATTCTACAGCTTGGCTTTATGGCAATATGAGCGGTTCTATATATAAGTTCAATGCCAAGAACGGGACTATGGATAAAACCAAAGCACCTGAGGGCAAGAAACTTCGCTCAAAGTTGGTTGCTGCACATAATTTCAGCGAGTGGGTACGCTTTATGAAGTACGCCCGTGCAAGATTATAAAAGATAAATATTTAAATTTTAATTAGTTATGAAAGATTCATTGATTATTGTATCAGGAGGTATGGACTCGGTAACTCTCCTGCATGAGAAGAAAGAGAGCATTGCTCTTGCTATTTCTTTTGATTATGGCTCTAATCATAATCAGAAGGAGATTCCTTTTGCTAAGTTGCATTGTGAGCTACTTGGTATCAAGCATATTGTTATTTCACTTGGCTTCATCCACGACTACTTTAAGTCGTCTCTCCTCGAAGGAGCAGAAGCTATCCCCGAAGGTAATTACGATGATGAGAACATGAAATCAACCGTAGTTCCTTTCCGTAACGGCATTATGCTCTCTATCGCTTGCGGTATCGCAGAGAGTAATGGATTGAAGAAGGTGCTTATTGCTAACCATTTCGGCGACCACGCTATCTATCCAGACTGCCGCAAGGGCTTTATTGATGCCATGTCAGAGGCAATGAAGAATGGTACTTACGAGGGTATTACCATTGATGCTCCTTATACCAATATTACGAAGACAGATGTTGCTCGCCACGGCAAGAAGCTTGGTATCAACTACGCTGAAACTTGGAGCTGCTACAAAGGCGGTGAGAAGCATTGTGGTAAGTGTGGAACTTGTATGGAACGCAAGGAAGCTCTCCGTGATGCAGGTATTCCAGACCCAACCGAATACGAGGATGAGTAAGGCAAGCGGAGGTACACGAAACTATTCGGGTAACCCTAAGACGATGGCTAAGAGAGAATCAGAATTTCAAGCCATCGTCTCTACGGGCAACTATAAAGATAGCTACTTTGATAAAAGCGGCGGTTATTATGTGGTACATAACAACCATAATAAGATTGCTGACCCGAATACCAATAAGGAAATGTATGCCGCAGAAGTTCTTGCTAAAAAGGGTTATCGTGTATATTTGATGAGCGAAATGTCGTATATAACGGGAGCGAAGAAGACTGATGGCTTCAAAGAGCACGCCGTGATGGATATGAAAACCATTAACTCGGCGAGTGCCTATAAGGTAGAGAATGCATTGAAGAGTGCTGCAAAGCAAGGGGCAGAGGTTGCTATCCTCATACAGAATAACAAGGCTATGACAAAGGAATATGTCAAAGACCAGATTTCTATGTATCTCACTCATGCAAAAGGAAATGAAAGAGGTAACTTAAAAGAAGTTATTGTTGTTGGCTTATCAGGCAATGTTCATCGCCATAAGTTATAAGACAAAGAATAGCAAAGCAGGTACACCTCTTTGCCTTTGAAGAATAAGCGTGAAATCGAGCAGCCAGTGTACTGACCCACCCGATTTATTCTTCTCGGTCGCAAAATTAAGAATAAAAATTGAAATAACAAAATAAAAGAAAGGAAAATTATGTATTACGTTTCAAAAAGAATGGAGATTGCGGTTTCACATAAGCTGACACTCTCTTATGAAAGCAAGTGTGCCAATCTTCATGGGCATAATCTGATAGTTACTGTTTATTGTAAGGCAAAGGAGCCTAACAAAGATGGTATGGTGATGGACTTCAAGCATATCAAGCAGAAGATTCACGGCTACCTCGACCACGGCAACCTCAACGAGCTTTTGCCTTTCAATCCTACTGCTGAGAATATCGCCAAATGGATTGTTGCTCAGTTCCCAGAGTGCTACAAGGCACAGGTACAGGAGAGTGAAGGCAATATCGCCGTTTATTGTGATGATAATAAGATTGACGGAAAGGAGGCACTCTAATGGCTAAGTACAAGGTAAACGAAATCTTCTACTCTATCCAAGGTGAGGGAAGACATGCAGGCAGAGCGGCTATCTTTGTCCGCTTCTCGGGTTGTAATTTAAAGTGTCCTTTCTGTGATACTGATTTTAAGAAGTATGAGGAAATGGGAGCTATTGATATTCTGAATAAGATTCAGTTGCTCTCACCTAATTGTAAATTCGTTGTCTTCACGGGCGGTGAGCCTACATTGCAAGTGGATGAGGAGCTTACTACCCTTCTCCAAAATTGGGGCTACTATATTGCTATGGAGACCAACGGAACGCACAAGATTCCAGGTGGTATCAACTGGGTTACTTGCTCTCCTAAGTGCTTATTCGTTAAGGGCGCAGAACCTATCATTAAGGTTGCTACCGAGCTGAAGGTTGTCTTTGATGGTGAGCACGAGATTACCGATTGCAATATTGATGCAGATTACTACTACGTTCAGCCTTGTGATACGGGTGATACGAAGAAGAATGCTGATATTCTGAAACAGACAGTTGCTTTCGTAGAGGCTAACCCTAAGTGGCGACTTTCTTTACAGCAGCAGAAGATTCTCAATGTGAAATAAATCATTTCGCCTATGAGCAAGAATAAAAAGAAAACCAAGACAAAGTATCGTCCTATCTGCTTTTATTGCGGTGGGAAACTTTGTTGGGATTCATCGGGTGACCGCAGCGAGGATGATGATTCCGTAGTGGATTACTATCATTGTATGCAATGCGGTACTTCTTATGAGGTATATGAGCCTAATGAGGAGGAGAAACAAGATTATAAAGAATATTGGAAAGGTAAATAATATGGCTAAGATTACAAAAGAAACAGCAGAGAATCATATCAAAGAACTCTTGGAGTATATCGGTGAAGACCCTAACCGCAAGGGCTTAGAGGGCACACCTGACCGCATTATCAGAATGTGGAAAGAGATATTCAGAGGTTACGACCCATCACAGAAGCCAAAGATTACCACCTTTGATAACAATGATGACGGCATCGTCTATGATAACATGGTTATCGACCAAGGTGATTTTCATTCTAATTGCGAACATCATTGTGTTTGGTTTTGGGGCAAGTATTGGTTCGCATATATTCCGAACCCAAAGGGCAAAATTATCGGTATCTCTAAGATTGGTCGTGTAGTTGATTACTGTTCCGCTCGCTTACAGATACAGGAGCGATTGGTACATGACATCGTAGATATGCTGAAAGAGGCTCTTGGTAGCGAATATCCACCACTTGGTATTGCTCTCGTTATGAAGGGGCATCATTCTTGCAAAGAGTTCAGAGGCGCAAAGAAGAAGGGCATTATGACCTCTTCTTACCTTGAAGGTGCTTTCAAAGACGACCCACAAGTGAGGGCTGAGTTTATGAACCTCGTAAATGGTGATAAGTATGAAGGTTAAGTCAGTCAAAACAAAAATCTTGGAGGAAGTAGGTTTCCTGCTTCCTACCAAGAAGCTTCTTTCCTCTAAGGAAAAGGTTGAAATCATGGAGCAGTTCTTGATGATGCCAGCGAGCCAGATAGTGACTTTGCAACAAGATGGACGTAAGTCATCTTTTGTACAACAGATAGCAAAGCTGCTCTATAATAATAATCTTGGAGAGTACTTTAATGTACTGAAAATGTGCCGAGATATGGCAGCAGAGGAAGAAGAAAATAAAGGTGCTTTTCTTAAATAAAAGCTATTGTTGGGAATAAATTAGGAATAAAAGTTATTAATATGCCATTATCAAGAGATGAAAGCAAGCGTAAAAAACAGCTTGCAAACCTTGAAAAAGGTAAGTTTAAAAAAGGTGGAGTTGGCAACCCCAAGGGCAGACCACCAAAGCCTAAGACGATGTCATTATTCATCGAGGAAATGAAGGAGAAGGGCTATGAAGTGCCTTCCTCTCAGATTATCGCAGAGTCTTTTCTGTATATCGCTACGCTGCCCGAAGACGAATTGAAGGCGGTGTTGGCTGATAAGTCACGCCCGATGATGCAACGCATTATTGCCAAGGGAATACTTGACAAGAAAGGACTTGATGTGCTCGAAAGAGTTATTGATAGAGCTTACGGAAAGATTCAGCGCATTGACCTTACAAGCAAGGGTGAGCAGATTAAGCAAGACCCATTGCAAGTACATGTTGTTACCAATAATGAAGAGTATCAGAAGATTCTCGCTGAGATTCAGAAAGAGAAGGAAAAGAAGGACGCAGAGCCAGACAGGACAGCAGAATAATAAAAGAAGCAAATAAAGGATAATAGAGATATGCCGCACGTATATTTAGCAAAGAACTACATGAGGGTAAAAGCAGCGAAAGAAGCAGGATTCACAACTTGCTCTCTTCAAGGCTCAAGTCGTAGTGCCAAGACGTATAGTGTTGTGCAGTTCCTTTGTATGCTTTGCTTCAACTATGCTGGAACGACCGTTTCCATCATTCGTGCTGGTATGCCTTCCATTAAACGAACTGTCTATCGTGATTTCAAGGATATAATGCTCAACTTTGGTTGGTGGGATGATAAGTGCATGAATAAATCGGAGTTCGTTTATACTTTCCCTAACGGCTCTTGGATTGAGTTCTTCTCCACCGATAACGAGCAGAAGGTGCGTGGTTCTAAGCGTAAGATACTTTTCGTAAATGAGGCGAATGAGCTTTCTTTCATCGAATGGCAGCAGCTTCAGATGCGTACCACGGAGTTCTCTATCCTTGATTATAACCCTTCCTTCTCAGAAGACCATTGGATAAATCAGGTAAACGAAGAAAAAAGCACTTATTGGTTTATCTCCACTTATAAGGATAATCCTTTCCTTGAGCCAAAGGTTATCGCTGAGATTGAGAGCCTTAAATGGAAGAATCCGAGCCTTTGGCGTATTTATGGTTTGGGATTGCGCTCTATGGTTGAGGGCTTGATTTTTAAGAATGTAGTCATTGATGATTATATTCCTATTCAAGCGCACAGACACCGATACAGAGGTATTGACTTCGGGTACTCCAATGACCCTACGGCGATTGTTGATGTGTATATCTACGGAAAGATTATCTATATAGATGAAATATGCTATCAGACAGAAATGCTTGCTTCTGATATTATTAGGGTATTGAAAGAGGATAAAAAAAATATTGAGGTAATATCAGAGAGTGCCGACCCTCGTCTGATTGATGAAATCTATAATGCTGGTATTGATATAAAACCTGTAAAGAAGTTCAAAGGTTCTATTCAAGCTGGTATTATGAAGATGCAAGAATACACAATTCATATAACAAAACGCTCTACAAATGTAAGAAGGGAATTTAATAATTATACCTACCGCCAAGACAAGGAAGGAAAGTGGCTTAATGAGCCTATAGATATGTATAATCACGCCATCGATGCATGCCGATATGTTGTCATGGAAAAGTTATTGGGCGATTATGGCAGCGGAATGCAAGCCGCCGACATTCTCGGTCTGATGGGTTAAAATCGAAATGCTTATGAAACGAATATATGATAAACAGCCAAGGGAGCATCATCGCAAACGCTCCCACTATAATAGCAGAGGAGTAGCCAAATTATCCTTTGATAATGAGAAGGCAGCCGCAAGATACATAAAAAAAAAGCGGCTACTCGGTTACTCCGCATATCTTTGCAACGAGTGCAATCATTGGCACATTGGAAGACTGTCGAAATAGGCGTTTTTCTTTTGTTTACACAGGCTTTCTCCTTTATGCTTATATAAGTTATATTATTGCTAACTTTGCCCTTGTTATAACAAAAAATATTCATATATGAGAGCAATAGAACAGATAGTAGCAATACAAGATGCGAACATGGTTCGCTCGGTATTGACCGCACGAAAACAAGGCTTTAAGACACCACTGAGTGTGCTTGAAGAACAATGGAATCCATCAAAGCATAAAATCTTTGATGAGGATTTCCGTCCTAAGAAACGAATCAAAGTACCTACGGGGCAGTATGACCCTATCACACAGAAACCGATTTATAAGGATAAGAAAGTTGAGCCAGTAAGAATTGCTATCCCTGCTCAGAAGTCAATCGTAAATCTTACTGTTGGTTTCTTGCTTATGAATGCCGTTACCTATAAAGCTACGGCACATGGTGTTGATATAAAGAAGATGAACGATAAGCAACAGAAGCTATATGACGGCATCATGCATTGCTATCACGACAACAAGATGAAGTACTTCGATAAGCGACTTGCCCGTACCCTCTTCAAGGAATGTGAGTGCGCCGAGTTATGGTATATGCCAACAGACGCAGAGGGAAAGCTTAGAGGTGAAATCCGAGTTCAGTTGCTTTCGCCTTCAAACGGCGATAAGCTCTACCCTCATTTCAACGATTTCCATATCATGGACGGCTTCGCCCGTGAGTACTATGTATATGATGAGCTTGGAAAATCTGAGTTACATTTTGACGTATATACAGATAGATTGTGCTATCAGTACACTAATATTGATGGCGCAGGATGGAAGCTTATCTCTGCCCTACCTCATGGCTTTACCAAAGTGCCTGTCGTTTATTACAGACAAGACCAAGCTGAGTGGGAAGATGTTCAATGGGCTATTGATAGAGTGGAGACCTGTATCTCTAATTGGGGTGATACGAATGACTACTTCGGCACGCCTAAGTACTTTATTAAAGGTCGTTTGGAGGGCTTCGCTGAGAAGGGCGAGCAAGGCGCAGTCTTCCAAGGTGGCAGTGATGCAAGTATGAACGTCCTTTCTTGGGATAAATCACCTGAGAGCGTGAAAGGTGAAATCGCTTACCTCTTCAATATTATCTATTCATTTACCTCAACAGCCGATATTAGCTTTGAGAATATGAAGACTTTGGGCAGCAATACCTCGGGTGCGGCTATCCGTTTGATGTTTACCGCTCCTTATATGAAAGCGGATTTAAAGACAGAAATGTTTGGTGAAATGTTCACTCGCCGCTCGAATATCGTAGCTAACGGCATCTGTAATACGGGAGTTTACGTAAAGGGTATCGACCAGAGTGTTGCTGAGCAGATTGACTTTGAGCCAGTCTTCAAGCCATATCTGCCAAAGAATGATGTTGAAATGTTGCAACTTATCACTTCATCCAATGGTGGTGCGAAATCTACCTCTAATCGCCGTGCCATCGAGCTTAACCCTCTCAATGATGACCCTGATAAGGTTGAGGAAGAAATGAAGAGTGAACAGGAAGAAGCGTTGGCGCAGCAAGCAGCCCTTTCGGGGCTTGGTAGTGCCGCAAGTGGAAGTCAGTCAGTTTCAAATGAAGAAGAGGAGGAGGAATAAATATGGCAAAGAATAGTGGAAATACGAGAAAGAAGAACTCTGAGAATATAAAAGAAGCTCAGATTTCGTCAAATTTAAGAGCAACTTACGGTGATTCTTGGAATATTAATAATTTCATAAAAGCTTCTCCGTATTTTGATGAGGAAACTGTGTATGAAAATTTTAAAGAAAAATATGCACAACAAAATCCTGCCTATGGTCTCTCACAAGAAATGGATGATGTTGATAAAACGTTTAAAGACCTTGGGAAGGATAAAGAAATAGATATGACAAAAAATGATATTAGTACACCGCAAGAATTTCTCAATATATCAGATACTGCGAAGTATATGAATACTCAAAAATATAATGGAATAAAGGCGGTTAGCTATAATATAAATGGAAAAAATAAATTAATGATTGTAGATGGTAATCATCGTTTTGTTGCTGCTAAGCTTAATGGTGTAAAGAAAGTAAAAATGAGAGTTATAACAATATAAACTATGCCAAAGAAGCTCACATCAAAACAGCAGAAAGAACAACTGAATAATCTGTTCGCCGTTTATAACAAGCGGTTGGGCAGATTATACAGCGATTATGTCAAGAAGCTCACCTCTCTTGGCTATGGAGAAGATGTGCTCGAAGATGATGCGCTTTTTAACTTCGATAACTTTCCGCAGTTAAAGGCTCGTTTGAACGACATCTTTAATGATTACTATCAGAATAGCCTTCTTTGTTATAAGAGCGGCATCACCGATGGCGTAGCGTTGGCGTATAACCACGATGAAATGGTTATAGGCGGTTACTCCGTGCTTACTGATAAAGCTATAAGGGTCGCACGAGATACCGCCGCAGCCACGTTTATTTCAAATCGCTTGAAAACAAAGAACGGATTGAATCTCGCTCAGATTATTTGGAACTACTGCCAACAGACAAAGAGTGAGTTTGAAATGGCTATGAGTAATACCATTGCGGACGGAATCAAAAAAGGCTCATCAGCAGAGGAAATAGGCAAGAGCATACGAAAGTATCTCAACGACCCAGATATGATGTATCGCCGTTATCATACTATCAAGGTTCAGAAGAACGGAAAGAAGAAAGATGTGGTGACTTGGCGCAGACGTAGAATCATTGACGGCAATGTGCGCTTCATTGAAGAGCCATTGGAGAAGGTAGGTATGGGTGTTTACCGCTCGGCGAGAAAGAACGCTCTCAGAGTAGCAAGAACGGAGATAAATGCCGCATATCACAAGGCAAGAAATGAACGATGGCAGAACGAACCATTCGTTATCGGTCAGTATATTCACGTATCACCACAGCATAATATTGATGATATATGCAACGACCTTGAAGGTCGCTACCCGAAAGATTATGTATGGATATCTTGGCATGCTCAATGTATCTGCACCTCAGACCCTATCACCATACAAGGAGAGGAGAAGAAGGAGTTTTATAAACGCTTGATGGCTGGCGAGGATATGAGCAACTACGTATCCCCTTTTGCCGTGCTCACCATGCCCGAAAAGTACAATCAATACATCAAGGATAACTCCGAAGCTATCGTAAAGGCAGGAATGAGGGGTAAATTAGCTTGGCATTTACAAGATAATACAAAGTATTGGGCACATCTTTTAAGCCCGTCAGACCGCAAGAAATTGGGGTTAAAGGCGGTTTCTTCTAGGGAGCTTATACTTGCGAAGGCAAAGGAACGCCACGCCCTTAGAACTAAAGAGCAGATAGATAAGATACAGAGCCGATGGGATAAGCATAGACGTGACTATTACAATGGTTTGGTTCATAATCTGCTCGGTAGTAAATCTGTTACGGATATAAAGAGCCAAGACCTCTTTGAACGTTACTATGCTATCCGCTACGCAATCAAGGACAAAAAGAGTGCTTCTGAGATAGCATCTTTGTTTGATAGATTTAAGCGAGGTTATCAGACTAAACTTGCATGGACTGACCGCAAGGTTGCGATGAATGTTATGAAGGTGGCTGCTAATTACGGAGAAATCGATGTTTCTTCCGTTCTAAGCGCATTAAAGGCTGCTGACTATACATTAGCAAGGAAAGAAGCAAAAACGCTCGCAAACGCCATTTCTGCTATCAAAAAAGATGAACTATCACTTTCCGCTCTCATCCCTGATGTCAATAAGTGGCATAAGCAGTTCACGTTAAAGGAATTGCACGGAGTATATGATGCTGTAGAAGCGAAGTTGGCTCAATGGCAAAGCTTGACGCTTGAAAAGCAAGTTAGCAAATTGAAATTTGAGGCAGTTGATTTCCTTGGTGGAAATATGCATGGGGTTCAACAGAAGTATGCTACATGGAAGGTATCGCAAGCGGCATATCTCAAAAAGCTTGATGAGGTAAAAACGGCGATTGATTGGGTGAATATCAATAAAGCTTATGCTGACGTAAAAGGTTATAAGACACAGAGCAAGATATATCATAAGCTTATCTATGACCTTGAACATGCTATGCTTGCAAAAGATAAGACCCTTGCTGAGCAGCTTATCAAAGAAGCAGAGGATAAAAAGGAATTGCTTATCCAATTAAAGACAAAGAGAGCTGTGAATAAAAATAATGGCTCTATACCTTTTGATGCCAATGCTTACTCTAAAGCTCGAAAGGATGCTGCACTCTGGGCAAGGGATGCTGATATTGGTGATGATTATTTCCGACCTTTTGCTGAAGCTGATTGGAAGCGATGGACACAGAACGAGAAAGAGGTTGGATTTAATTATACAAGCGGAAGTTCATATATCAATGAGCCTTTGTATAAATCATATCTTAGTACAAAATATGGCGTTAATGGAGAAATAAGAGATAGTTGGAAAGATATAAATACACTATCCAGTATGATAGAGAAATCCAAACCATTTACCCGTGATGTGTGGCTTAATAGAGGTGCAAGTATTGATGAGTTTTTTAGTCAATTTGGCGAAAGACTGATAAGTGATAGAGCGACAGAAATTAAGTATGAAAATATAGCAAGAGAACTAAAAGATAAAAAGAAGGAATTGCGATGGGAAACGAATAATCGGAAGATAAAGACATTGCAATCAAAAATTGATGATTTACAAAAACAGCTCGATTCGGTAGATATTTCAAACATTATCACTTCTGACCTTTCTAAGATAATTGGAAAAGAAGGCTTAAACAAACCTTTTATGTCAACAGCTCATACAAAAGGTTATGGCTTTGTTGGAAGCGGAGAGAATAAAGTTACCTCTCATTGCGTTTATAATATCTACTGCCCGAAAGGTACAAAAGGTATTTATACTGAACCTTATAGTCGTTATGGAAGACTATGGGAAGATGGCTATAAATGGGATGGAAAAGATGGAACACATAGCTATGGTGGAAGTATGGAATTAGAGGTTGTATTACAACGAGGTACAAGGTTTAGAGTAACAAAGGTACAAAGACAATTTAATAATGGCGAATTTAGATGGTTTATTGATATTGAAGTTATCGACCAGCCTACACCTATTACGAATATCCCATAAAATAATAAAGGGCGAGGAAGCTACTCCTTGCCCTTTTTGTATTCATTGATATACCATTCTTTGAAACTCTTAGCATCACCACCGAAATGTGTATAGCGGTTGTATAAGAGAGCTTTCATTGTCGCAGGAGTATCATCATCATCACAGAAGGTTCTTAACCCTGCTCTAAGATAATTATCAAGGTACTCGCCCATTAAATGAAAGTTTGCGTTACCTTCTTTTGAGTTTAATGATAATTCTACCCAAATCTGCTCATATCCCCACCAAAGTGGAGCATCTTTAGGTCGTTCTGCTTCACCTTTGAAGTATCGGCAGAACTTGATTAAATCTTCCTTACTCATATCCATATCTCCTATTTTAATGTTAATAATTCGCAAAAATACGAAGAAATATTGAGCTATCCAAATATTTTTTATTACTTTTGCATTAATTGTTGTATCGAGTGCGTATCTCCTATGTGCTCACAACGTTAAACAAAATTATTATTTACATCTAGCATCGTCCTCATTCGTATCTCCGAGGGCGGTGCTTTTTCTTTATAAGAACTCTTTTAGAGCAACGTGATAAACGTCATACACCAAGCGAGTTACGTATAATACTGCCACCTTATCAACTACGAAAGAAGGATAAGGCTTACCCTCTTTGATGATTGTGTTCAACGATAATTTCGGGTACTTGGCTGAATACAACTTCAATGCTTTCAGAAGCTCATTCAACCTTTCTTCCCCGAATACTTGCTTTATCTTCTCCTGATTTCTGAGAGCGAAACGAGCCATAGATTAATTACTTTCGATAATTGTGAATACGTTCTCTATCATATCGTTACCGAAAAGTGTAGCTATAACATAAGTTTCATTTTTGTTTGGTTTAACCTTATCTATTAGACATTCTTCCATTCTAAAGACTTTCTTTAGTAAGGTAGTTCTTGCTAACTTTACGCTTTCAAAACTACCACCAAGTATTCCTTTTTCTCTATTCACCACTTTGCGAGGAGCGTTCTTTACGTTTATCGCTGTGCTATATGTTACAAGATTTATCTGATACATAATCTATATTTATTTACTTTTCTACTTCATAAAGATATTGAATATCCCCACCACCAAGAGTGAGGATAACCGAAGGCTCGCCGAGCATTGGCTGCTTATGGAAATCGCACCAATACCAATGATTCCGTTTTAGCTTACCTTCTATCACATTCAGCTCCAAATCATTTTTTTTAGGAGCTTCAAGATAATCCTTGCCATGTCGCATATCCAAGCGATGTAAGGCTAAAAGTACGTCAAATGCTCTCATATCTTACTCAGCTTTATCAACGACAACAAGGTTTTCTAATCTAGCCAAGAATGTGTGGTAATCATCCTCGCAAAGAATCACCTGACCGCCCGTTGGTGTGGTCTTGCAATTAAGCTTTATAGATGTTGCTATATCGCCATTTGGTGAAGGTTCAACGTAAGCGATATTATCTATATTAACAAGGGTACAATGCCCTTTATACTTTACCTCAATAAACTTTGTCATAATCTTAATTATTTATATCCGCATTTAATACCAGAGCAGCAGCCACCTAAATAGAAGTGGCAGAAGCCTAAGAAATAGTGCTTAGTAAGCCCCCACTCTTCCATCATTTTCTTAAACTGCTCTTTACCAAAGGCAGCTTTCATGGGCAATTTATTAAGCTCTTTCTGATGCTTCTTCTTTAATTCTGCGTATCTATTCATAATTGTATCTCCTTTTAAAAATTGTTTGTATTCAAATATGACAGATAGGCATTACAGCCTAATCTGCTAAACTTCGAGTTGTAGCAAGTGTTATACTTCTCACAGCTATAACACTTGCTTAGAAATTCTTGCTTACTCATATCCTTTAGATTTCAACGACTTCAATACCTTTCTTTGGATTCTTGGTTGCTCTATCCAAGCTAATCTTGCCATTGAATACCCCCTTGACGAGAGCATAGAATGTGGTGCGTTTAATACCATTTTTCTCGATTGTAGGAACTTTGCCGTATCGTTCGCATTCAATACCCTTATCGGTGAGGATGGTATTGATTTCCATTACACCGTAGTAGGATTCCTCGAAACGCTTCTGAATGATTTTGCCGCATACCTTTACCTGATTGCCCTTCTGAACACTAAGCTCTGGCTTCAAGCTATCCTCATAGGCTTTCACAAGGAAGAAAGCATATACATCTTGCGCTTGGAAGCAATAGAAGTTCTTTGCTACCGCAAGCATATCCTCTTCAAATTCGGTCTTAGGCTGAATCTTTGCACCGAACTCGCAAACTGCCTTCACGTAAGCTTCATCAACCTTGAACTTTTTGCTATTCAAAATGGTGTCAATGCCATCCAAAGTAGCTGAGCGGTAACGGACGTGTTCAACCTTTGTTCCTTTCTTATATACAGGACAAATATCATACTGAGCTTTCGCCGCCATAATAAGGTCGGATTTAAGAATGGTATTCTTATAGCTTGAATCATTTCTACCGCCCCATTTCTCAATATCACCAAATTCATCATCAGTAGCATAACTGATTCTGTAGTCGTAGAGTTCATAGAGCTTTCTTGTGAAATCTGACAAGAAGCCAAATCCTTTCAGACCGAACTTCTTAATACATTCGCAACCTACCTGTAGTTCCTCGCCCGTCTTCACGTTCTCAACGACATAAGCATTCTTGCACCAATGACCGCAGAAGTCACATTTACCATAGTCTGCTCCGTGCGCAGGGTTCTTAAAGACAAGCTCCTTGGTTGGGTCAGCAGGGGTAAATGCGTCATCCATATACGTTGCAATCAATCGCCAGTCGCTTTCATCAGGCATGTTGATAATAAGGTCGCAAACCTCATGAAATACCATTCTCTTCTTACCTGCCATTCCGTTTTCCTCAATGACGAAATGGTAGAACAACTTTTCGTAAGGCTTACCTACTGAGTAGGTAAAGCCTTCAACGTTCTTTTGTGTCTTATCAGCAAACTTCTTCAAAGAATCAACTAAGTCTGATGGAATAAATGTATTGATAGTTCTCATTGTCGTATCTCCTATATATTATTAACTAGTTAAGCTGCTCGGTTCTTGTATAGCAGCCCTTTATAGCATATTCTATACGCTTTTTCTCTGCTTTGTTATAATCAGAGCTAACGGCAACAGTCTGCCATTTGCCACCTTCGTAAATCTGAGCAACGTAATCAAAAACGTTAGCCTCTACTACCTTTCCATTAATCATTGTAACTTCCATTGTCGTATCTCCTATAATTTAATTATTAAACCTATTTATTAATTATTTACACCGCAAAATTAATAATTTTTTTTGAAACCACCAAATTTTATCAGTATTTTTATTAGTATTTTAATAGCTTTTAATATATTAATATGTAAATTAAGGTTATTTTAATATAAATATTGCAATATAAATATATAGTAACCGAATTTTTGCTATCTTTGCATTCAGAACCAAATCAGACGAGTTATGATACAGATTTATGACGCATCACCAAAGGAGTTGGCGGCAATGGCTCAACGCTACCTCCGTGATGGAATACCAAGCAGAGCCACATATTGCTACGAGCGGCTGATGTACCTCGGTTGCTTGCGCAGAACGGGGTATCTTCGCCTTGCCTTAGTTTATACCAAGCAAGGAAAAGATAACGCCGCAGAGCGTGTTTTAAATAGGTATCGTGCAATTTATAAATATTAATATAGGAGATATTGAATATGAAGAAAGGAATACTACTATTATTTATGGCATTTATATCATTAAGTTCTTTGCTTGCGCAGAGCTTAAACGATAAGATTCAAGTGAAAATTGAGAAATCAACTGTGTTTAGAGATGATGGTTATCACGATAGCTTTATCTTTATCACCTCACTTACAGAGAAAGCACCGATTAGAATGACAGCCTTTGGTGTATTTAGAGCGAAAGACCATTCGGAGCTGTACTACTTGGAGAAATATACCTTCGGGTTACAAGAAGATTGCGAACTCATTACCAGCTATACTTGTGTTGATGATAAGGAAAGCATCTATAGAAGCAATACTAATCAATGGATAATCACAATAAAGTATGTAAATACAGAAGATGGAAAAGAATACATAAAGAATCTGATTACACCTCTGAATAGTGATTTAAAACGCATTTTCCTTGAAGAATATAAAGGTACTACGGGTATAGAAAATCCTCAATTTTCAAAAAGAGGAGAAACTAAATATTATAATTTATATGGAGGTGCTGTACAAAAAAGCTATAAAGGTATAATCATTAGCAATGGACGCAAATACTTGAATAAGCGATGAAAGATATAGAGCAGATAAACACCCATCCTTTAAAGGAAATCTTTGAGGGTGAAGCATCTGGGTTCACACCTTGGCTTACAAAGAATATTGGTGTGCTATCAGAGAAGCTACAAATTAATATCTCAGAAGCGGAGCGTGAGCATAAGTTGGAGACAATGAAAGTTGATATTGTAGCCAAAGCTGGAGATGATGGAGAGAAAAGCATCATCATAGAGAATCAGTTTGGCGATAGCGATTCCGACCATTTGGGTAAGGTAATAACTTATGCTGCGCACTATAACGCTGATTACGCCGTATGGATAGTTGAGAAAGCAAGAGCAGAGCATATCAGTGCCATTCAGATGCTGAATGATTCAACCATTCAATGCAACTTCTATCTGATTGAAGCAACTGCCGTGAGTGTCGGCAATTCAAAGGTAGGCATACTGTTTGATATTGTATGCGCACCACCATACGAGAAGGGCGAAGCTTCGCCGAAATCAGATACAGAGAAGCGATTAATGGAGTTTTGGACTGCATTCAATGAATACGCAAGCAAAAACGGAGCTAACTTTCAAAAGATGCCACAGAGCTACCATTGGATGAATATCTCAACGGGAACATCAAAGGTTCATTACGACCTGTTTGTACGCAAAGGTTCTGCCTCCGTTCGCCTGCTGCTTGATGGTTCTGATAAAGCTGAAAACAAAAAGCATTATAAGCTGATAGAAAAGGATAAGGAAGCTATCAATGAAGCATTCGGAAAGCCTGCACTTCAATGGAATTTGGCAGAAGGCAATAAAACGAGTGTGATAATGGCTACGAATTATGAATATGGTGGATATGAGCAAGACGAATGGGAACCCATATTCGCTTGGATACTAGAAACATATCATAAACTTCAAAGTATATTCAAACCATATATCGAAAAAATAAAGAAAACGTAATGACAGAAGAAGAAAGGAAGAAGGCTTTAGAGAACTTCAATGCTCTCATAGAAGAAGCAAGGAAGAATAACGTCAATATGACGATGGATGAGATTAATGAAGAGATTCGGCTCGCAAGGGCTGAACGAAAGCAAAGAGAAAAAGAAAAGGCAGAGCGCAAATAGTGCCCTGCCTTTCTTATAGTAGCTGTATCTCTTATAATTATTTACACCTTGTTGTATTGCGTATCTCCTATTTACTCATAAACATTAAACCTCAATACCGACTACATTATTGTAGATACCCTCTGGCAGTACGCCACCAAAGGCTTTCACTGCGTTACCCATACCTTCGGCAATCATAGTACCCTCATTGCTATCATCAATACCCTCAGATACCAAGAACTTCATAGTCTTCTCCTGTACTGCCATAAGCTCTTTGAGCAGACCGATACACCGCTGAGTAGCATCATTATCAACTGTAACCTCTATCATTATATTCTGATTATCCATTTTTGATTTCTCCTATTCAATTAAAAGTTTGACTGATTGTTTTTAGATTCAAGCGCAGCTCTCTTTTCGCCGTTGATTTCAGCGATAGCATCCTTCACATTAAAGTCGTTGTTATAGAGAGCAAGAATAAAACGCTTGCCACGTTGATTCCATACAAGGTTTACTTTTGTGCCCGTAGAACCATCACCCTTGATATAATTATAGGTTCGGGTGCTTGCGAGCTGCCATTCACGGAACTTGCCCTTTAAATGCCAAGAGCCAGATTGGAAATACTGAATACCTGCATTGGAAAGCTGCTGATTTAGTGCTCTTGCGCTGATGCCGAGGTCATCAGCAACTTGTGTGGTGGTAAGGCAGTCCGTTGATGCAAGTGTATCATCGTAGTACTTTACCTTTGGTGCGGCAACAGTCAATTCTTTCTGCTGAATGCCGATGGTCTGTGCCTGCTGCTCGGTCTGAGCTTCAAGCTCACGAACTCTTTGCTCATTCCGCTTCAATGTCTCATCCGCAATCTTCAAGGCTCGTGCCATGATAGCTTCGGGAGTATCATTGACCGAAGAAGCTATGTAGCCGCCCTTGGTGCGGATTTCGTGAAGGATAGCTTTTACTCCCTTCTTAAACTGCTTGGCGATAGGCTTGCGTGATTGCATAAGCAATTCATAAACACCTTCCTCTGTCAAGAACCACATACTTCCACCACGACTTAACTTTAAATTAAGTCGTTCCTCTTCATCAACGTTAGCAACAGCACGTGACACATTCTTTAAACCGAGCCAATTCTGTACATCATTAGCCCGAAATAATGGGTTTTCAACTGACCCCCATACATCAATCTCCTTATCAAGGAAGGTTGATTTACTAATAATCTTGATTTCTTCCATCTGTGAACTTTTTAGAAGATAATGGCAAACAAAAAGCGGTCGCCATATACGCTGTTCACAGATGGTAGTCCACTCCGAAAGAGCTTCGTTTTATCTTACGTATAGGCGACCGTGTATTATACGGTCTTCGTGAGCATAAAATATGCCCATTCAGACGAATGAGCAATAACCGTGCTCTTATCGGGATAGCCTACTATCATCTGTGAACGCCGCAAAATTAAGAAGAAATCTGCGAACTACCAAATTTTTCTCCAACTATTTTTGGTTTTAATAGAAATAAATTGTTATTAATAGCATTTAATAGCTTTCGTGCTAAGAATCAGCAATTTATTTCTTTACCTTAATAAATTTATTATACTTATCTGTAATGAGCTGTCTTTCCTCTACCAGATTATCAACCTGTATAGTATGCTGATGAACAGCCCAATCATAATCAGCTTTGTTGTTTTCTTTGAATGCCTTGTCGGTTCTCTGTAACATCAAATCATCGTAGCCTTTTTTCTTCTCATTAAATGTGTCCATAACTGCCTGGGCGAAAGAATCAGTAAATGCTTTCTGTTCCTTCGCTGGCATATCATAGAGGTTCTTGTATGTGTCCATAACCTTATTGGCTTCGTCCATTGTACTGACTTTTCCGCTAAGAGAACTCTGTGTTCTGCTCTGCGCAGCGTTATTGCTGCTTATGGTGCGAGTACCACCGCTTGACTTGCTCATATTCTTTATATTTTAAATTGTTATTTTGTGCAAAGATAATCAATTCTCCTATTACTTACAATAGAACCAATATATGCTGTGTAAACTTTTAGAAGGGAGCAGCAGCCGAGACCGCCGCCCCCAAGAGATACAACATATATTAAGATGAAATGATAATCAGTTTTTGACAATCAAACACAGGAACGGCGACTGCTGTATGATTCCATATTTCAAATTCCATAGAATTGAGGCATTCTTCAACAGTTATCGCAGATAGCTTCTTCTTTGTATATTTAGAGTAAACATCTCCATACGAAATCAGCCTACGCATATCTTTTTTATCCATACCCTACGCTCCTTTCTTGAATCTTTTTTATCCATACTCTACTCCTCCTTATCTCCATTACCTTGAATGAGGCAAGCAAATACGCCTACGCTCACAATAACCACCATAAAAATAACAAATCCCATACCTTATCCCTCCTTCTCTTTTAAGAACCGCACAAGGCAGTTATAATTCTGACTAAGGCAGTTGAGAATCTTAATTTGCTCACTACGTGTCAAATCCTCGAACTGTACCACTTTATCATCCTTATCCTTTATAGTCATACCGCAAAGGTCGCCACCGAGTTCAAGTGTGACTGCTAGACTAATATCTTTCTTACTCATAATAAAGCTATTTTTTTTATTTACGATAATGATAATATTTTTTGTATTTATGGCGCACAGCAGAATACTTTTGAAGATTTTTCTCATATTCCTCACGAGGATAAGAGAATGCGCCTTCAGAAAGAGCTATACGCTCAAAATCGGCATACTTCTTATCATATCCAAGAAGCTCAACCAAATCCTTCGGATAACACCATGCAATCTGTAGTTTCTGCGGCTCGTCTTTTTCTGGCGAAAACCTTATTGAACCTATATCTTGGTAACGTTTTGCACCAGGCATTCTCATATCCTCAATATAAGGTTGTAACTCACCACTTCTTACGTCTCTGAAAAAGACAAAGATAGCATTACTACCACAAGGCTCAGTAACAGGGTGGAGTATCTTATCAATACGTTCTTTCTGTTCTTTCTGATTTTGTATATAGCCTTTCTTGTACCCTCGAATAAAAGCCTCCGAACATACTTTAAGCAAAACATCTGGGCAAACATGATGATTGCATTGCCTACAATGACGTTCATTGCCGTTAGCTATTTTAGCTTTATCTTCTAAACTTAATCTCTTTGTCATATTATTACAGATTAATTATTAATATTCCATTATCAAGCAATACGCATCCCATAACGAATAGAATCATCAAGAATGCCGTGATGCCTAATCTTTCACTAAGAGTGATAACACCTTCTATCTTTCCGCTTATCGCCCCAACAGCGGTAACGCTACTGAATGCGATAACTATTGCGCCTATAACGATTAATATTTCTCCTGTTCCCATTTTTCAACCTTCCATTCTTCTGTAATATCCATCTGTTCACGATATTCCTTTACCGCATTGGTAAAGTAAGGAGAGATATTCAAATCCTTAACGAAAGAGGTGATGGTTTCTGTCTGATGATAGTTATCACCTTGTACCCATCCATCATCCTCTTTAACGAAGCAGAAAACAGCAAAACAAGATTTTTGCTCGCCCGTTTCATTATTCCATATCTGTTGTCTTCTTGCACAGAACTTCATTGTTCGTTCGTTATTGAATAGCTCGTAGCCATCACCCGTGCGTTGAGCAAAGGGCACTTCACCCTTTGCTTCTATGATAAACTTCTTTTCTTCAATCTCTTCCATAATCATTATGTATTAGATACTTCTGAATAACTTTCATCTTTGCCGTAAATCACATCTACGTTGAGAAGATTGTTAAGTGTGAAACCCATTCTCCAATTAAACCAAAGATAACCAATCTTCTCAGCAACCCTGATTGCGGTATCAGCATACTTCTTTGCATCACCCTTAAAAGGTTCTGAGCCACAATAGGAGAAGCCATTATCAAAGACTAGTTTGAATACCTTATTCTTAGGTAGCTGATACTTACAGAAATCATCATAAGGAAGAATATTTCCATCTACCTCAAAGCAAATCTGCTTATAATCAAGGAAGGAAACAAACCCTTTATCATTGATAGTAAGATTGCTTCTTTTAAAGATAGCTAAGGCATCTTTCTCTTCCTTTTTATTAAGAATGCGATAATTGGTAAAAATTATCTCGCACCCGATTTTCTGCGGAACAAAATCAACGATAGCAATAAATGGGCTAAAATTGCAATATGAGCCAGATTTTGCCATTCCTTGCTTCTTCAAGAATTGTTCACTATCATACTTATTGAGATACACGATAGCCAAAGGAAACTTTTTCCTAAATACTACGTTTAAATCCTTAAATTCTATAAACATAAGCTTAATCAATAAAATCGTCAAACGTAAGAACCTCAGATGCACCCTCACGGAAAGGCTTCTTATCACACGCATACCCCATCCAAGAGCCGTAATCATATACCTTATACATGTGATAACCAGCCTTTATCAACACCTTAAAGGCAGCTTTCATTTCACATCCATGTATTCTAACCATATCCTCACCATTGGAGTGTCCGTTAAAACGTGGTTGGCTCAAACTAATACGTGTTGTCGCAGGTCGGCATCCATTATTTGAACCTGAGAAAGGATGAAAAATATTCCAACAATTATTAGACAAGAAAGCGTTACAGATTGCCTGAACGACCTCCTCTCTAACCTCGGTTGGTTGAACATAATCGTTTTGTGGTATATTTACCTTGATTTCCATAATTGTATCTCCTATATTTAAACGTTAATTATTTCTTCTTCATACATTCCTTCACAGCGTATTGGCTTCTAAGAAGGCATTGTGTGGCATTCAAGCCTTTCAGAGGAATAAAATACTCTACGATAGCATTCCAACGTCCTCTGAACGTACCCGAACCCTTTGCGTTGGCGATAAAAGAACCCTCTGTAGATTCACCTACCAAAGCACCTGAGTACTTGGTGATAACCTCGCCCGTGTATTTATTGATAATTGTAATCATTGTCGTATCTCCTATAATTTAATTTCTGTAAACTCAATTTTATCATTCTCTTTAACCTGTGCGTGCCACTTATTGGTTCTTACCTTACCATCCCAAAATGAAACAGTAGGAAGTACAACACATTCACCACGCTCTACAAGTCTTTCGTAATAACTTACAACCTCATCCCAACTATTGAAAATATGGGCAAATATCGTAAATCTGAATCGAGCAATTTTCTTTGTTCCCATTGTCGTATCTTTTAATTGTTAAACCATTTATTAATTATTTACACCGCAAAATTAATAATTTCTTTTGAAACTACCAAATTTTCCGCAGCATTTTATTAATATTTTAATAGAAATTAATATAAAACCAAAGAAATCCGATATTTTTACACAGAAAACTTATCTTTTATCCATTTTTCGATGGTTAAGATAAACTCATCCAAGGAACGGCAAATGCTGTACTGAAAGCCTAAACGCTCAACGTCAGACTGAAATTTGGCTTGCAAATCAGATTGATATCCGCCCTTCGTCTTAACTTCCACAAATAGGACATTTCCCTTTGCTATAATGATAAGGTCGGAGAAGCCAGCCAAAACGCCTTCACCCTTCATAATCTTCGCTTCAAGCGCACTTCGTTGTCCTCCGTTAGGGATGGCAGCAATGATGTAATGGGGATATTGCAAGCGAAACCACTTCACCATCTGAATCTGAATCTGCGATTCAATGTGCCGTGGTTTGCTTCTGCCTTTCTTCTGGCTCTCCTTCTTTAAAAGCTCATCGTACTTCATTATTGCATTTCTTTAGCCTTAATATCCTTAACGAAAAATTCAATCATACGTTCATAATATTCTCTTCTTTCAAGATACTTCGTACAGTTAATCTTTCGCTTACATAAATCCACATTATTTTGAGCCAACAAATACTTATAGATGTAGAGCATCTTCAAATCATCAGTTCTGATAAACGCCAAGGTCTTTTCTTCGTAAGCCTTTTCAAGCTGCTTATTGATTTCTTTCAACTCTTCGTTCTTTTTGATAAGGCGGAGAATCTTTTTCTGTAAGCGATAGACGAATATCCACATAGCGATAAAAGGCATGAACAATATCGCCACCGACCAACCATCTTTGACAGCACTATTTATACAGCATCCTAGCAAAAAGAATGCACACAGCAGCTCAGTATGAGAGCCGCACCAAGACAAAATCTTCTTCATATTGATATACTATTTATCGGTTTCTAATTTTGTTACCTCGCTATTGAAGTACTTACGCATACCTTCGTAAATCTTCAACTGACGAGAAAGTTCTTTGTTCTTTCTGAGAAGCTCATCACGCTCGGCAACAACCTTCTTATAATCATCATTATTCAATTCATTGATAGCCTTTTTGAATTGATTGATAACGTTGTTACAAAATACAAGTTTATCACTCTGCTCTCTTACCTTACACTGTAGGCGATAAAGCTTGATTTGCATCTGAGAGTAGTTTTGTAATACTCGCAATACTACTCTCTCGTAAGGTACATCATTATTATACTTAGTTTCTTTCATTCTTACTTTCCTTTCTTCTTTTTAGCATTTTCAAATATAGGATATTTCGCTATCTGAGTGATAATGACTTCTTGGGTATCACGCTGCTCCTTGGTCTTCATCCATAGCAAGCAAGGACAGCGTTCAGGTATAGTAAGAGACGTTATCAGTCCTAACATTTCGTCAAAACTAAGTTCACCGCTACTTTTATCGCCTTGAAAGACCTCGAAGTAGCCATTATCATACTGTTTAATAGTTATATCTGTCATAGTTATAAATGTTTTTTAGCCTTTTCATATACACTGATGATATATTCATCAGTTACAACCTCGTTGTTCAATCCATAGCGGAAGAACTGCTCCTTAGTCAATGAGCTAACACCATATTCTCTTGCAATCATGCCGATTCCTCGAAGAGAGCCAGTTTCTTTGAAGTTAGCGATAATTTCCCTTACATAGCTAACGAACTTCTTGGATTGCGTATTAGGGAAAGATGAATCATTATCACCTTTCACAACAATAGCAGATTTGTTATCTTCCTGTTCGGTATCAGAGCAAAATGCTTCTATCTTTTCATTTGCGCTATTCATAATAGCTTTAATGGATTCTAGCATTCCGTTAGCTTTGGTTAAATCCATAAGGATTCTGCTATATCGCATACCGCTCTCAGCATTTTTGGCTTTGAGCTGTTCATACCTATCCTTATAGTCAATATTTGTCTGAGTACTCATGTTACTAAAGCGATTGAGCATATTACGATACAGAATATCCTTCTGCTCTAGCTTCTTTTTCAACTCTTCGTTTTCCTTTTTGAGCGCATCGCATTCAGTTTGCTTCTTATCGAAGTTTTGCATAATTGTCTTTACTTGCAAATGTGCTGGTAAATCCTTATTAAATTTCATAATGTATTTATTTTATATACTAAGAAAAAATGTAATCAAGGCAAAGCTACTTCACCCCTTCTGTATTTCTCCCAAAACTCTTTATCGTACTTAAACCCTTTCTTAAACCTATATCCGATAGTATTGCCTTTTTTGAATCTACAGCCATAGTTGTTACCTTCCTTAAATAACTTCCTTTTATTACTTGATTTAGACATAATGTAAGCAATCTTTAAAGAGTGTATTTTTTTAGAATGAAGCCATTCTTTATCCTTAGATACACCAAGTTGACGTGCCTTATTCTTTACATGCCTAAGTTTGCAGCAAAACTCTTCGGCGACCTCCTCATTTGTATGAAAAGGAAAGTATTCCTTGAATCTCTGCTCCTCTTCTTCGCTCCAGTATTTACGATGACCGAGATAACGAATATCTCCAAACTTAGCGACAAATCTAGGTGATGCAGGCTTTGCGCCCTTTTCCTTCAATCGCCGTCGAATGGTTTCATAAGGTATCTCAACCTTTTCGCTGATTTCTGTAATCGTAAGACCCTGTGCGTACAGAGCCAACAATTTATCATCTATAGAATGAGGATATTTCAGCACACAACACCCTTTATTACTTACTCCCATGCCAATGTTTTTAATTGTTCAATACTCTGATAAGAGATTTTACACTTTTTATTCTCGTAGCAACCATCTTTAGCAAGGGCATTCCACAAAGCATTAAGACAGATGCCAATCTTATCTTTATCGTACTTCAAATAAATCTCTGGGCAGGTACGGAAAGGTTCAGGCTTTTTGTCTTTCAGTTGAACCACAACGACCCTCTTTGCCCTTGTTGGTCTATTACTCAATTCTATCATTCATTCACCTCACTTTCTATATGCTTTTGTGATTCACGGATAAGCAAGTCAAGTACCTTACTAATAACATTCGGATTTTTTATGCTGTAATCACCGATATTAGTAAGGAGTTTCACCTCAACGACCATTCCGTTATTTCGCAGCAGTTTATATTGAGTATTCAACTCTTTAATTTTATCCAACTTATCCATACAAACACTATTTACTATTATACGCAAGCATATACAGCCTACGATGCTCTTTATGAGCATTGTACCAAGCCTTAGCTCTTTCAAGACAAGCCTCACGATGCTTCTGATAGTAAGTCTTGCCGTATTTGCTTCTGCGCATTTTACGTTCTATTTCTGTCATAGTTACTTAATAGAGCGGAAGGAGATACTATAGAATAGACCTCCATCCGCAATTATATATTTCACAGCTTAAAAATCATAAGAATAGCAAGCGGAGCACCCTTCGGGATAATGAGATTACGGGAGCGTGAACCGAAGTTTGTCTGCTCCTGTATCATTGTCTCGTCATTGATAGAGAGTACGAGCATTACCTCTTTTTCCTCCCCTACTTGCGTTGAAATCACATCGGAATGTTGTAAGCGGTAATCTGATTCCGTAGGAATGCCATAAAGAGCATTTGCTTCGATTGGAACAATCAAGCCACGATAGCCCTCTCTGAGAGTAATACCCATCCTTACAGGGATTCGACCTTTACGGGTTTCAATATCAGTAGGAGCGTAGATAATGAACGAACCATTATCGTCAATAGGGGAAGGAACTCCATCCTCTATTTCAAAAGGAAGTTCATACTCTTCCTCATTTTCCTCAACTTGCTCCTCACTTTGCTGCTGAGCCGTATTTTCTTGGCTCTGCTGAGCGTTCTCGTTCTCCATAGGCATATTATTGCCATCCAAATACAAAGGCTGTTCTGCGCCATTTTTCTTAGGTCTTGCCATAATTTACTCCTCCTTCTTTTCCTCGTTAGACTTCTGTTCCTTCTCCTCCTTTGTCTTATGCTCGAAGACATCGTAAACATTGGTTTTGCTGAGACCGATGATTTCGTAGTCTATTATGGTCTTCCCCATCACCTCATCAATGTTACTGATTGCTCGGTGCATAGACTTTGCTTGCACGAGATAAGTCACGTTGCTACGCTTCTCCTTATTGATCTTATCCTCATAGGAAATGAATTGCAGTTTCGCTTTATACCAACAATCATCATCATCCTTATCAGAGAAGAATACCTCTCTGTACGAAGCCTCTTGCATTGACTTAACCTTGAACTCGCCGCTAATATAAGCAGCCATTTCCTCCGTGATTGCGCTCTCACCTTCCGTGAAGGATAAGGCATCAATCGCATACTTTTCGGTTACAGATTTCTCTGAACCATCTTCTTGGGTCTTTTGGTAGCGGATTCCTACCTCAAACCAATTACTCGTTCTACTTCTCATATTTCTAATAATCTAAAACTAATTTAAATCCTATATCTAAGAAAGCTCTTATACTAAAAGGGTAAATCGTTTAAATTCTGTGCCTGTGCAAAAGGAGCATCGCAGGTAGATGCTCCATTCAGAGCTTCAAAGTTTGCAGGTTTCAAGCCACCTAGAATAGGCATCGCTTTCTTCTCTTCATCTGTTATTTTCTCACGAACCTCTTTAGGCAACGACTGCTTAATCATGTGAGTTTCCTCATACTTAGGGTTCTTCAACGCCCAAGCGGTAAGGTCGAGATAAGCAGCCTTCGGACGATTATTTTCATCCGTACTAATGAAGATATTATTCTCTTCAATAGGGATAACCAAGCAGCGAAGCACTTCGGTTCGCCCTGGTATTTGCATAACGCCAGCTCTTTTGAGCTTCAGCAAGTTTAATTTTCCGTTATAATCTGTCATATTGTATAAATTTAAAAAATATAGCCCCAAGAGAGGGAATCGAACCCTCGCCAACCTCCGCTTATTAAGAGCTGCTTGTTACGGAGTGTCTTCGCATACATTCTTTAACACAGTAGAATAAATGAACTTATATATATTCACCTCTTTCCTTTAGGGTTTGATAAGAATATCGGTATCACTACCATACAGCCCACGCACACCCGTGCGATTGGTTTTTCTCGGGATAAAAAGCCCTACCGCCGTAGGGCAAAAAATAATAACCATAATTAATATTTATCTAACTGACAATTGACATAACTGATTACCTCACGGCAATATATATCAGAACCTAAATTTAACTTTTCTAAAAGAAAGAGCCGACACCTCACGGCGGCTTAAAGGCTCTTGTTATCGACATTTTCTATATTCAATCTTATATGTAGTTATGCGTTTGGAATCAATGTATTCTGAATGAAGCTACTCATTGCCAAGTTCTGTGAAAGAATCATTGGCTGGTCGAGCTGAGTTGACTTATACATATCGGTAGCCGCATTGTACAAATCCCAAGCGGTAACAATATTTCGCTCGTAGTAGGCAATCATCATTTTCTCGGTCAAGCGACCAATCTGTGCTTGATTAAGAGGAATGACTTGAAGATTGCGAATGCCTTTATATTTCGTTTCAGCAGCAACACGGAGCGATATCAGCATACCAATGATGGTGAACATTTCCTGTGCCTTAATCTCACGATTCTTCATACGCTCTATCATTTCATCATTGGCATCAATGATACCTCTTAGATTAGCGAGCCAAGCATCAGCACGTTGAAGAAGCTCATCGAGCTTAAAAGCTCCTCTTCTGCTATTGAGGTCTGAGTAGGTAGCAGCGTAATGTTCAGCACTAAGCATACATTGATTGTGACAGATAACTACGTTTCTACCGATACCTAACTGAATACCCTTCTGATGAAATGATACCGCCATATTGGTTGTAATCTCATCATTACCCTCTCCTTTATCAAAGTCACGCAAGCGAATATTACAGAATACTCGGCGAAGGATATGAGCCTCTACAGCTCTATCACCCATCAAAGCTTCCTTCTCAGGCAAACGGGTAACACCTGGAGTATTGCGGTCTTTGTTATTAGCCGCAAAGAGGTCGTAAATCTCAGCCTTATAACCGTGCTTCTCACACAAGTCTTCCACCTGATGAATGAGGTCAAAATGATAGATGCCCTTCAAAGGCTTTCCGTACACATCATTCTCTTTCTCGGTGCGTTCAAGCTGGTCGATTGTCAGAATCTGTACCTTGGATGTCTCAAAATCCAAGAACTGATTCATGTTATCGCTCTTTAACTCTGGCTGCTTTGCAACCGCTACCTCTGCTACTTTTGGCTGTGCCATCAAATTCATTGCCATTGTGTTCATTGTTGTATATCCTATTTTTAATACGTTAAACAAAATAATTATTACTATATATACTATTAATCTTCAATATCATTGAGAACTTCCATGTGTTGCGTTTCTCCTACAAACTCAACATTCTGCGAAAGGTTCTTTGTGCTGAGGAATACCCATTTAGGTATGATGCAAAGATTATAGTTGCAATCTAAGACATCATCCTTGATAATTAGTTTAGACTTAGGTACGAATACCTTTGTCTTACCTTCTTTGCCTTCAAAGAGAAAAATCTGTGCATTCTTTGACTGTTCCATCATCACATCTTTGCGACAACGGAATTTAACCAACGTTGTTACTATCTCCATATTACCTCCCTCTTCTAGTAAGCGAGCCAGATAGTGGCATACGCTAAGATAATTCCACTAGCGACAAGGACTGCTGCCTGTACCGCATTCTTTACATCTTCGATTCTCCAATTACTTGGATTCATCATGTCTTTTTCTTTTTTCATTTTTTTTCGTATCTCCTATATTAGTAGCAAGGTGGTTAGCCCTGCCGTTACCTTCCTTAGATTTCGAGTGACTGAACCTTGCGTACAATCATTGAAATATAATTGCTCTCCTTACCACTCTCCTTCATCTTCTCATTGGTTCGCTTATCAACCTCGAAGACAATTCTACCTAAGGTATGTCCGTTGCTACAATTACCAAATGTATGATAACAGTAATCGAGATTAACGTAAACCTCCAAGAAATCATCAGGTGCATCAACCTTATCTCTTATTGCAATACTGCCTTCCAAGTGAATCTCTTTAAAGAGCATTGGCATTGTCTGAAACGATGTACTTACCAACTTCTCATACTCGTTGCCTCTATAATCTTTTTCAACCTCTACAGAAAGCTGAGCATTGATGCCCAAGCGATGAATGGTTGTCTCAACATCGTTGATGATGTAATCTAAGACTTGCTTGCTTAAAATCTCTGTTTTCATTGTCGTATCTCCTATTTTAATTTATTAATAATTTCTACATTAATTATATGTATCAAAAGCTATTTTATTAACTTTGATACCGCAAAATTAATAACTTTTTCTCAGACTGCCAAATCTATTAATAGTTATTTTTAATTTATTAATACTTCTTATTAGTCTTTTAATAGATTTTAAGCGAATATCTCGGATTTTCTTTATAATTTTGCGGCATGAAAAGGAAAGTGCTATTTTCCAAGCAAAGAAAAGAATCATATATGCCCAATCAACACAAGTGAAAGGGTTAGATATACAAACCAAGCAGAATGATAGATAGCACCTTTCATCTGTTTGGTTTTTACATTAATATATATATAATGATGAAAAGAATAAGAATAGGAATACAGGAAGCTAAGTTTGCTCTGAGCGATAAGAATCGCTTGGATGCCTTCTGTTTGCTTCTTAAAATAAAGCTCTTATTCCGCTCATCAGACCTTAACCTTGTATCATACAATCATTGCGCCAAATTATTGCATATCGACAATAATAAATTGAAGAGACTGCTTGAATATGGTTGCAAGATAGGGTATTTCCGTTTTGAAGAGAAAAACGGAAAGAAGAGATTCATTGCACGCAGCATACATTCAAATGATGGATATAGTTATAAGCTTCGCAAGGATGATTTGAAGAAGATGACATTCCCTGCCCTCAAAAACCTTTTGAGAAGGATTGTCATAGAGAACCAAGTTAGAATGCAAGAGGACGTAATCAATACGCACAATAAGGGGACGAATGGGAAGAATGTGAAGACTATTCGCAAGGCTCTCAAACGTGAAAGTCGTATGTTGAGGAAGAAGTTTAGCGATAACAAAGGTTTATCTTATGACAGAATCAAGGATGTTATCTTTGGTACGATGTACCAAGCATTCAAAGTCACAAATCAGCTTGTAAACAGAGGTATCATCAATAAGCGCACAAGAATCAAGGAAGTAAGGTGCGATGAAAAGGTATGTACCAATAATATGGCTATCACGGATATTGAAGGTTCGGTAATTGTGATAAGCGCAAAAAATAGAAGTGCATTTTCCATTGAATCGAATATCTATCGTATGCAGATGGACGATGCTATATCAATATCTCATCACGGCATGAGAAGAAAGGAGGCAAAAATGTAGTTTATGTAAAATCAAAAATAATAAAATAAGGGTTGATGGCTTTAATTTAATTTATTCCCTTATAGGGGCGACAGCCCCAAAGATAATTAACAAACGGGCGCACGTATGCCCCCACCCGATTATATAATAACAAAGGAGATACGAAATGGAGAAAAATAAAAATTGGCTCGATACTTACCTCACACCAGCAAAAGAACTTGTTGGATATGAGTGCTATGTAAGTTGTGATTATGAAGATAAGTTCGCAACAGGAAAATTTTCAGTTATCATCATTAAGAACGGAGAAGTTGTGATAAAAGAGAAAAATCACATCTATTGCGCTTCAAAGGCAGTCGTTATCGTAGAAGCGATACTGTTTATGATGCAAAAATGCGAGAATGCCGATATTATCACAATACACTCGGAATATTTTAAAAATTACTTTGCCTTTTTCAACGAGGCGAGAAAAGCTAACGCACAAACAAAGAAAAAATATCTGAGCTTATACAAAAGCTTTAGAAAGGATGCGGAAGTAATTTTTGACCTCACTACTTGGTACAAAAGAAACGAATACGATGATGAAGTTGAGAAAATGTTAAGTGATAACTAAACTATAGGAGATATGCAAGATGAAAAATGAGACAAAATTAAAGAAACTGATGTCTTTCTTAGACGAAAACGGCATCAAGTACACCACACCTCGAAAGAGAAAAGAGGGAAGTTCCCACCTCTTCATCGGTCAGTACATGATTGCTGTAAAGATAGAGGGTGAAGATGATACATTATTCTTCAATAAGCATAAGAGAGGAAAGCATCCTTTCTTTATCAGAACTTCGGAAACCCCGAAGTTCGTTATCGAAAAGATGCAGAATCTGATTACAAGAATGATGTTAATACAACAAAAACATTTCATGGAACAAAAAAAGTAATTGTATGGAAAGACTTAATTTTAAGCTAGAGTTTGCCGATAATGGGGTTATTGTCACAGATGATAGCTCTGGCTGTGTAAACGTCTATCAAGAAAAAGAAGACGGCAATTATCACGAATATACGAAGAGAGCTATCAGCGAATCCGTAGCTGACACCATTGCTCATCTTTTGCTTGATGGCACGGAAAAATTGAAGCAGAAGTCGATTTATAGAATCAAAATTGAGATAAGATAATATGTTATACCCAAAGAAAGAAAAGAAGCCCAATACGGCAGTCAAATATGAAGTCCGTGAGTTTATCCACGGCGGCATTGAATATGCCACAGATTGCCCTTTTGGTGAGCGTGGGCGATATACACACGCTCTGCATAAGGTCGGTGCTATCGAATGCAATCTTTGCAAGTATCAGAAGAAAAATAATACAGAAGCAAGGGTTGTAAGATGTATGCATCCATTATTAAAGGAATCAGCAGTTAATAAACCTTTTAAAAAGTAAGAGTTATGATAGAATCAATGAAGATACGTAAGGGGTTGGTGTTTACCTTGTCTATAGAACCAGAGCAGGTGATTGGTGCAAATTGCCGCATGAAAATCTATATTTACAATATTGGGGAAGGTAAATATGCACTTATCAATATGTACCCTCTTAGATTAAAAGTTGTCAATATAGATAAATCTATTGTTGAATGCAATATTATAGCAGACGAATACAATATTCCATATAAAAAGAATATTCCTATTCAGTTTGAAGAGATTGCAGAAAATGGCACTATTGCCACAGTGGAAAAGGAAGAAATGGTTAATCACCCTAACCATTACGCTTGGTTAAAGGAACTCTGCGGCATAGAGCCGATTGATATTTGCCGACACCTTGATTTCAACTGCGGTTCGGCTATCAAATATCTCTTGCGCAAGGGAAAGAAGGAAATGAATCTTTCCGAGCGTGAACAGAGAGTACAGGATTTGAGCAAAGCAATCTTCTATCTACAAGATGAGATAAAAATGTTAGAAAATCAAAAATAGTAAAGATATGAAAGAGTTGATAAAGAAAGAAACCATGACCTCGCTTGAAATTGCAGAGGTTACAGGTAAGCGGCATTCTGATGTTCTTGAAGCTATCAGAAACATGGAAGCTGCTTGGGAAAAAGTAGCCCAACGGAAATTTCCGCTCGGCTCATACAAGGACGCAAACAACCAAGACCGCCCTTGCTACATTCTAAACAAAACCGAGTGCTTGTATGTCGCCACTAAGTTCAATGACGAGGCAAGAGCGAAATTGATTCTTCGTTGGGAAGAACTAGAAATCAAACAATGTGAGCAATATCAAGTGCCACAGTCATTTGCCGAGGCTCTGATGTTGGCTGCAAAACAGCAACAAAAAATTGAAGAGCAACAGAAACAACTTGAAGCAAGCTCAAAGGAAATCGTAGAGTTGAACGGCGCTATATCCGAGATGCAACCAAAGGTAACTTATGTAGATAAGATTCTATCAAGCAATGAGACTGTAACGACAACGCAAATTGCACAGGACTACGGTCAGTCAGCAAAGGCGTTCAATGTCTTGCTTCGTAATTTTGGCATTCAACATAAGGTTGGCGGTCAGTGGATATTGTACGCAAAGTACCTTCCTTATGGTTATGTGCAATCTGATACTGTACCTATCGTTCATCGAAACGGAACGAATGGCTCGGTGATGCACACAAAATGGACTCAGAAAGGAAGATTGTTTCTTTACGAGGAGTTGAAGAAGCATGGCAACTTACCTCTCATAGAGCAAAATCAGCAATGAAGATAAACAAGGCTCTTATCAGACAAATTCACTGCGACCTCCTTTCGCATACAACCGATGCGGAGAAGGCTGCGGCGAAAATCTGCACTCGATTAGGATATAAGGTAATACCACAGCAGCCGATAATCACGGGCAGAAAGCTATACTTCGCAGATATATATCTGCCCGAGATAAAGACTATTGTTGAACTCGATGGTGGTTATCATTTTACTAAAGACCAAAAGCGCAAGGATGGTAACCGCTCTTCGGGTATATGGCGGCTCGGGTATCATGTAGTGAGATTGAGCAATCACGATGCTAGGAATCCAAAGAAGGTCAAAGCAAAGATAGATTTGATACTACGCAAGGCAAAGTAACCAAGAATATTGGTTATCTTGCCTTTTATTTTTGTTTCTTAATAACTATACATAAATTAAAAGAAAACCGCATAGACCGCAAGAAAATCGCCGAAAATAGCATTTGTTTACACAGCTTCTAATATTTACCATTATTTTATTAATAGAAATAGTAATTTTGCAATCGGAAATTATTTATTTATTAACGTTTAAAATAGAATTACTATGACAATAAAGGAAAAAGTGCTTACTTCTGCCAAAACATCATTTGCAAAGTATGGTTTGAAGAAGGATGAACTTTCAAAGCTGGTTGACCTGATTGTTGCAAGTCGTGGTCTAACAGATGAGTCAAAGGACGAGGATGTAACGAGTGCTATCACGGCAGTTGAACCTTATGTTGGTATGATGCAATCATCATTCAATCGTGCGGTCAGCGAGACAACGAAGAAATTCGATGGATGGATTGACCCTAACGACCCTAACCATAAGCCTACTCCACCAGCTCCTCCTACTCCTCCAGTACCTCCAACAGGGCTTACGCAAGAGCAGGTTCAGCAGATGATTGCCGAAGCTACAAAGAGCACTCAGAAAGCTGTTAACGAAGCCGTTGCTGCTGCCATTGCTCCATACAAGGAAAAGGAAGAAAGAGCACGTCTCAATGACCTTTTCGGCAAGAGCGATAAGTTGAAGGATATCCCAGAGCAGTTCCGTTCACGTTATCAGCTCGACAAGGAGGAGAACCTTGAAACTCTCGCACAGCAATGTGCTGATGATTGGACTGCATTGAAGCAGTCGCTTGTTGCAAGCGGCAGTTTCGTTGAAGCTCCTAAGGCGACTTCTCCTGAAGACGAGAGAAATGATTTCATTAAGAGAATGCAAGGCTTCTCAGAGCGTAACGCTCCAAAGGAGTAGAACATTCTAAGGAATTATGTTAAACTCTTAAAAAGAAGAAAATTATGTCAAACAGAGGCTATTTTATGCATAGAACCAAGCCAGAGGATATTAAGGAAGCACTTTGGCTTGAAGAGCAGTGCCTTCGCCGACAGGGTGGTTACGACCTCGACCGCACCAACCTTCCAGCTACATTGAAGTTTGTTGCAAAGGGTACAATCCTCAGATTTGTAACTGGTGGTAAAGCACAGGTTGTGAAGACTGCAAAGGCTGTAGAGAAGGCTGATAAGGCTGCTACAACCTTAAAGGTTGCTAGCGGTTCTTTATTCCAAATTGGTGATAAGATTGCTGGTGCAACTATCTCGGCGATTGCTTCTAATGATGGTGTAGATACATTGACAGTGTCACCACTCGAGAATGCGGTTGCTAAAGATGCGATTGTATCAGATTATGATAAGACTAAAGATGTACTTCTTGGCTTCTCATACGATACTCTCGATATTAGAGACGCAGATGCTTCTATCGCAGCAACTCCTACCTTACAGGTAATGGAGGTAGAGGAAGATTCGCTCCCTTACCCTATTAATGACGAGATTAAGGCTGGCATCAATGCAAATGGTGTCGCTTTGTTTAAGATTCAGTAACCTTTAAAAGTGGAGATTATAGATTATGAATAGTATTTTGAAAGATTTGCAAGACCCAAAGTCTTTTCAGTCTTACATTGACGAATACATGAAGACTTCCACCTACAAGGCTGAGTGGAAGAACGAGTTGAAGCCTGTCGAATATTGTGCTGCAAAGGTATATCAAGCAAATATGGCAACCTATGCTACTGCTATGGTCGGTTCTGTAGTCGCTAAGAACGCAGAGCGTCCATTGCATACCATGCCTGATTGGGGTCAGCTTACGGGCTCTATCGGTCGTATCGCTGATGAGTGGGAGCTTGATAACGACTACCTTGACCAGATGCACCTCTTGGAGGGTAAGTACAATGATATGGAGGGACGTGGCAGTTATACACAGTCACAACTCAATGCTAAGTACGATGAGCTTATCAAGTACTCATTCAAGCCTTTCGAGTTGGCGGTTATCGCTCCTCACAAGCGTATTGATATGTTGTACTTCGAGGGATTGTTCAAGGGTACTCAGACGGTATCACGTACCAATAACTCTAAGGCTAACGTATCTTACACCTTTGATTTGGGTGTTAAGCAGCTCTCTGCTACCACAAATTGGGGTGAGGAAAACGCAACTCCTATTGAGGATATTAAGAAGTTGAAGAACGAGGCTCGCAAGAAGGGTCGTAAGATTCTGCGTCTTCGTATGTCTGAGAACACATTCTTCGCAATGTGTAAGGCAAAGGAGATTAAGGACACCTTCCGCTTGAACCTTGGTGAGATTACCATCAATCCTGCTGCACCGATGATTAGCGTTGAGCAGATGAATATCTACTTGCGCTCTATTCTCTTTCCAACAATTCAAATTGATGAGGATAAGTTCGTTGAGCTGCCTGATAAGACTGTTTACAACCTTATCCCAGACAACCGAGTTGTTGCGATGTGCGCCGACAAGGTAGCTGTGCCTAAGTGCGCAGAGAGTTTGGAGAAAATCGACCCAGTACCAAATGTTTCTTACTCTACATACGATAACAACCTTGTCGGTTATTGGAGAGATAAGAAGGGTTATCACCTTACCAACGAAATGTGGATGCAACCTGTATTCGATGGTATTGAGGACTTCTTTATCTTGAAGGTTGGTGCTTAAAGCACTGACCCTCAGTTATGAATATATTGATTTAATAAGTGAAACTTCATAAGATAACAAGATTAGCATGACAATTTCAGAAGCAATATCAAGTGAGATTCAGCCTTTCTCTACCTCAGATGAGACTTTGGAGAAGATGTTTATTGATGCTGCTGATAAGTTCAGTATCACGGCATCTGTAGCTGATGAATACTCTGTAGCGGTAAAGAAACCCGTAGCCTATGCGGCTATGCGTATCCTCTACAAGATGAATCCATTATCAAGTGAGAATATTGGCGGTATCTCTCAGAGTTACAAGAACGACAAGAAGCTCATTGATAAGATGATTAAATCTATTGCAAAGGATGCTGGATTGGATGCTGACCTTGTTATTGACAGTACTTCTGATGATTATTGGGTGCAGAGTGTGAAGGTATGGTAATCAAATAGATGGCGTATGAACTTTGAAGATATTCTTAAAGTGAAAGGTGCTTCGCAAGGAGGCTTTGATGAGGACGGAAACCCTATCGAACAGCCCGAAGGAGAATGGCAAACCTTTGGAAAGTGCGTTATTTTGCCTAATTCGCAGGCGAAGATTATTACTCTAGCAGACGGGCAGCAGTACGTGTATTCACACGAAATCTATGCTCCTCTCTCAAAAGCAAAATACCCTCTCATACCGAAGGAAGGCGAAAAGGTTTGGATAACCAAGAAAGATGGCACGATTGATAAGGAAATGGAGGTTAAAGGCTTCGTAACCTTAAAGAAACGCTATCTTAGAATTTGGCTCTAATAGGCAGCAATATGGCAAAGGTTGAATTACAAATCAAAGGTCGTGAAGCCTTACAGAAAAGGCTGAACGAAAAGAGGCAGCAGATTATCAGCTACCTTAATATGCGTTTGATGCAACTTGCCGAAGAAGCGGTCACCTATTCTAAAGATAATAAAGGTTATCAAGACCGAACTGCAAATTTGAAGAACTCAATTTCTTTCGCTCTCTACCTTGATGGGCAACTCATCACCTCGGCAGTTGGTAAGATTCCAAAGGCAGAAGAAGCGGAAGGAGGACAGGAAGGCGTAAGTGCTGCACTCAGTGAGTATGCACAGAAAGAAGGTGTGGTAGCACCTAAAGGGTACTCCCTCGTTATTGTGGCTGGCATGAACTACGGCAAATATGTAGAGGATAAAGGCTACAATGTCTTACATCTTACTAAGTATTTCCTTCGTGACGAAATGAAGAAGATTTTTGAAGAAGTAGCTGAAATGATTAAAAGCGATAGTTAGATATGATACTCGGAGATAAAGCGGTAACGGCATTATTTAAGTATCTCAATGAAAATATTGAGAGCATAGGCATAAAGAAAGGACGTATCTTTAAATATGAGATACCCGAGAAGTTGGCTATTGGTGATTATATCGCCATCAATCATCTTCCCTTTGTGTATAGTGATGCCATTAATGAAGGTGTAGTGAATCTGAATATTCATTGCCATAAGACCTCATCTAACTTACCTGATATAAAGAAGCTTTCTGATTATTCAGAAAAGATTCTTTCTCTGTTTGGTGATGGTACTTATCTTGGTGGCTGCTACTTCGATTTCTACTCTATCTCTCGTCCAACTCGTGATAGTGATAATACTTATTACGTCAATATGAAATTTAATGTAACGTACAATAATTTAAAAGAATAAAACTATGAAGAATGGTGTATATGGCTTGGAAAGCTTTAGTTTTGCCGATTGTGTCGAAAATGGCGGCTATCCTACAGCATGGAGCGACAAAATTAAGGCTATCGTTTCTGGTGGTTTGAGTTTTAACGACCAGGCAGCACAGACATCGGATGTAGAGGTTGAGGATTCAGAAGACCCTTACGCAGTGCTGACTACATCAGCAGCAACAAAGGGCTTCACCTTGCAGACATACGATTTCTCAGAAGATAACTTCACGAAGCTTCTTGGTTACACAAAGGATGCTGGTACTGGTGGTAAGGATGGTTGGTTGAATGAGCTTCCACAAGAAACCGAGATTTACAAGGCTGTACAGATTGTGACAAAAGATTTGGATGATATTCCTTCTCGTACCTTCCAGTGGTCTAAGATGAAACTTACAATCACTCGCAGTGGTTCTATCGGTAAGAGTGGACTTCCTAATCTTAACATTGAGTTCCGTCAGATGGCGGTATTCGATGAAAAAGGTGACAAGAAGAGCGGTCATCGTAATATTCTTACCAAGGATATCAGTACCCGAACTGCTGATAAAAAAAATAGTATCTAAGACTTTCATTTAGATAAAAGATTAAAATTAAACTTCAAAAGGCGGTGAGGTAAGGGAACTTTCCCAAGCCGCACCGCTTTTTATGTTATAAAACATATTTTGATATGAAAACATCAGATAAGGAAAAAGTAGCAAAGACACTTTCCGAGGCATCTGTAAAGATTAAGGTTGGTAAGTTTCGCTTTAAAGTGAAGCCACTTACCTTTATGCAGATTTATGAAATGGGTGTATTCGGTAACTCTATCAAAGAACCAACATGGAAAGAAGGCGATATGATGAATATCATCCCTCTTTTGTTTGAGCACTCTGAGACAGCTCGTTTAATGAGCGAGATTTTTATCGTGTGCGCCTTTCGTAAGAAGTGGGCACGCAAAGTATGGGGGCGATATATACGCAAGCACCTTGATATTATGGCATTCAATGAGCTTGTGAAGTTTATAAGTGGTTCTTTCAATGCAAATTTTTTCTTAACCTCTATAACTTTCCTGACCCAGACGAAGATAATGACGGAGCCGAAAACGACTCCCCGTGGGCAACAATCGGAGCTGTAATGAAGTACTTTCGTATGAGTTACGAGGAGGTCGTATTTAATCGCTCATACCTTAATATTATTCTGCTTAACCGCTCGATTCCGTCCTTCAATACAAACACCAAGGATGAACCGAGAAAAAGCAGCAGACAGCAAAAGAAGCCACAAAAAGAGTATTATAAGATAGATAAGCCAATCTCTGCAAATGATTTCTTTATGGGCTTTATGTAGTAATCACATAAATAAGCAAACAATATGGCAGCAGCAGATGAAATACTTGGAATCAGCGGACAAATGGATATTTCCGATATTCAGCAGTCTTTTGATAAGTTGATAAATGACCTAAATTCACTTGGAGTAAAGACTGATGAAGTTAGCTCCAAGATGACCAAGGCATTAAATGATATTGCTCTGAGTTCGGCTTCTGATAGTGAGAAGACGAAACAATCAGTACAGGCTTTAAAGCAAGGTATCGAAGAGATTAATAAATCGCTTACCGATACTCCAGAGGCACTAAAGAAGCTTGCATCAGAGGCTCAGACCGCAGAAGCAACCGTTGATAAACTCAAAAAGAAATTATCGGAAACAACCGAAGGTTCACAGAAGTGGAATGAGATTAACGAACAGTTAAAGTCTCAACAGAACTTAGTAGAGAAACTTAACGGTGAATATTCATCAATGTTGGGTACATTCGGTAGTACTCAGCAGTATGTTGGTACTCTTAACGCTGCTATTGATACATTGAATGCAGGTCGTTCTATATCAACCGCAGCAACTGGTGCAAATGCGGCGGCTCACGTAGGTGCGGCGGCAGCGGTTGGAACAGAAGCTGTAGCGCATGGAGAGAACTCAACGAAGATTGCTGAAGAAACAGAAAAAACAAAAGAGAATACACAAGTTAAACTGCATCTTACAGAATCAGCGAAAGACTATGTATATACAACTCAAATGGAAGCAGAGGCGATTGATGCGGTTGCAAAACGCCTTGCAGAGGGTCGCTCTGATGAAGAAGAGTATATCAATAGTAAGAAGAGTGGCTTGGCTGTACGTGAATCTCTTGTACAAAAAATTGAAGAAGAAAAGCAAAAGATAAAAGAGCTTTCTGATGCTTATGCTAATTCGACAGATGCGAATAATGGAGTAGCAACACCCGAAGCACAAAAAGCGTATAACGAAGGTGTAAAAGAGGCTACCGATAATATTAAAGGGTATCGTAGTGAGCTATCTTCTTTGAATCAAAGTCTTGATAATCTTGAAAATAGTCATTTTAAGGCTCAACAAGCTATCAATGGGCAAACTGATGCAACCCAAAATTTAAAGCAGGCTACTGAAGAGGCAAAGAATGCTTCTGATATATATTTTAATGGTGAGAAAGCAACCATTGAAGGAGTAACGGAGGCTTTAAAACTGGATTATCAAGAACTCAAACAGCTTAAAGCTGAGTATGCTACTTATAAAGGTGCTGGTGATACAGAAAATGCTAAAAAGAACCTTGAAGAACAAAAGGAGTTAAATAAGCATATATCAGAAGGACGTGATGTACTCAAACAACTTGGTACTTCTTACGAGGATGCAGCAAAAGGAGCTAAAAAGACAAAAGAGGAAACCAAGGAGGTTGCAAAGTCTGCCGAAGATGCCGCAAAAAAAGTAGGTGGAATCTTTTCTAAATTTAAAGGTGTCCTTGGTGGAGCTTTAAAAGGTGATTTCTCTGCCCTCTTCTCACTCTTTGGGAAAATCGGTGTATGGGGAGCAGCACTTGGTGCTTTAGGAAAAGGTATCTATGAGCTGACTATACGTGCCGAAGAGTTTAGAAACGCTCTACAACCTCTCTCTCATTATCTTGATGAGAGCAACTTACAGGCGGTAAGGCAGAATATACTTTCATTATCACACGAGACTGCTAAGTCGGTTTCTGATATGGCTGCTGCTGCAACTCAGTTCGTAAAGGTATGGGATAGTCTAAGAGACTCACCAGAGGCTCTTACCACTATGATTAAGACATCAAACGAGTTTGGAGCACTTGCTGGAAAAACATCAGCAGAGGGAGCAAAATTCCTCTCAAATCTTGCTTCTGAATATCACATGACTGCGCAAGATGCTACAGCAGCATCTGCCATGATTGCAACTGCTGCTCATAACTCAACAAGTAGCTTCGGTGAAATGGCTGATGCTATATCAAGTGCAGGTTCTTCTGCTGCTCTTTATGGCGTTTCTTTTAAAGAAATGGCTACTCTTATCGGTTATTCTAGTAATCAGTTTGGCGGTGCTCAAAAGGCTGCGTCAAAATTCTCTATGCTCCTTATGAGTATGAGTAAGATGCAAGATAAATACAATCCTTCTGTTGTCGGAATGATTACAGCCTTACAAAATCTGAAAGATGCATACGAAAGAGGAGAACACGTTGAGAATAACTTCATGGCTCGCCAACGTAGTATTGCTATGTACTTTATTAAGAATGCTGATGCTATTGCTAAGTATAATAAAGGCATAGATAGTAATGTTGCTAAACAGGAACTTCTGAATGATATTAATGCCAGAGCTTCTGTGAATGTTGCTAAGCTACAAAACTCATGGAATGGTTTTCTTACTGCGATTAATGCCAACCTTACACCAACCCTTACAAGAATACTTAATTTCTTTACAAAGATTATAGGCGGTGCTCAGAAGACAGCAGACGAGCTTAATTATTTGAAGAATTTCGATAATAACCATAAAGGAGCAAAGCGTGGTATGCGATATACCGAATCCGTTACAAGTGGTTGGACGGCTGGTTTCCAAGAATCTACCATTGCTAATATGGGGGCAAGGCAACAGCATAACGTTAGCAGGGAAGATGGTTTGAATCTGTATAGACAGCAGAGGGATAAACTTAAAAGAGTATATCAACAGGGATTAAAGAATGCACAAAGGAAATGGCGTAATGCAAGTGGTAACGCTTACGCTAAGAGTGCAGGTAATTTCATGTTACAATACTATAACAATAATCGTTCTGCTTTCTCAGAGTTTACTCCTCAGATGTTTAATGAATTATTGAGAAACCAAAGAAACTCTACGATTGCTTTATCGAATAAGCCTATTAATACTGGTATTAATCTTGGAGGAAATGGTTATGTCCCTAAACCAAAAAAAGATAGGTCTGCTGACCAACAACGCAATTATCGTGAGCAGCTTGCTGAGCAACAGGCAAAACAACTTGCCGATGATAAGAAAATTGAGTGGGAACTTTATGTTACCGAGCAAGAGGAAGGTATTGCAAAGGAACATGATGCTAACGAAAAGGAGTTAAAGCAGAGAAAGCTTGATTTTGAGAAAAAGAAACATCAGATAGAAGAAGAAGCTGAAACCTTGCGTCAGAAGAATATTCAGATTGCAAAGGCAGAATATAACAAGAATCCTGCAAATAAGAAAAAAGAAGGTTTTTATGCTAGTGGGCTTGATAAAAATGTAAAGCTAACTAATGAGCAACAAAAGCTTATTGATGCAAAATTAGCACTTCTCAATACTCAACAGTTGCAATATGAGAGAGAGATGCAATTAAAATATTTGCAATCATATCGTGAATACCTGAAGGCGTATGGCAATCTCGAGCAGCAAAAGCTCGCCATCGTTGAGGAATATAATGAGAAAATCAAAGAAGCAAGAGCAAAGGGTAATCTTTTCGAGGAAGCAAAGTTGAAAACTGACCTTGAAGAGCAGCTAAAGAAGCTTAATTTCAATGATTTCAAGGATTCTATCAACTGGGATTCTGTTTTCTCTGATATGGGGAGATTGAGCAAATCTTATCTCGAAGACCTAAGAAAAAAGCTCAAAGACCTTCTCGGTTCGGGTACTCTTGACATTGATGATATGAAGGTTGTGTCTGAACAGATTGGTAAGATTGATGATGCTATTTCTGAACAGACTGATAAATGGGGTTGGTCTAACGAGAAGGTGCGTGAATATAATCGGCTCTTGCAAGAGGCTGCTGACGCACAAGAGCGATTAAGAAAAGCTACAGTAGAGCAATATAATGCACAAGAGCAGCAGTCTTCTACGAAAATTGCTATACAGAAAGTCTTTGCGGAGACGGGGGTATCTGTAAGCACCGATAAGATAACCTCTCAGAATAAGAGCACACTCTTCAATGAGAATAAGATGAACCTCAGTAATGAACAGCTTGAAGAATTAAAGAAGCTCTTTGATGAGCTCGCTGTTTCTGAGGTAAAAGTCGGTAAGGCAACAAAGGAAGTAAAGAAGGCACAGGAGGATGCAAATGTATCACAAGACAAGGCAAGAAAGTCAATTAAGGAGATTGCAAATAAATGGGCGGAAAGCATCGGTAATGTTGCGAAGAAACTACAAGAGGCAAGCGAATTGATTGATGCTCTCGGATTCGGTGATTCAGACCTTGGAAAGAAGCTTAAAAGTGGTGCAGATGCCTTCAATAAAGGTTCGCAAGCGGCATCAGACTTTGCTACGGGCAACTATATCGGGGCAGCTATTAACGGCGTAGGGGCTATCAAATCGCTTGGTAGTGCTCTTGGTATCGGCAATGGAAGTAATGCGAAGGAGGTTGCGGAGACTACCAATCGCCTAACAGAATCCAATGAGCGATTACAATATTCTATTGAGCAGTTGAAGAGTTCGATTGATAAGACTTCGGGAATGAGTGCTGTCAGCAATTATCAAAAAGCCTATGATGCACAGAAACAAATCAATAAGCAGAGTATGGAAATCCTTCAATCGCAGATGGGTTACCACGGCTCGCATCACTCTAATGCTTATTATTGGAATCTGTCAGCACAGGACTATGCGGCTATCAATCGCACGTTAGCACAGCAGTCAGCGGTCAGAGGAGGCTATATTAATTCTACGATAAACAAGGTAAGTTCTTTGGAGGATATTTATAAGCTCACTCCAGAGCAGATGAAGGATATTCGCACATACAACCAAGATGTATGGAAGAATATGACCGACCAAGGTAAATATGATAAAACCGAATATTGGGAGAATTATACCGACCTTGCCGAGAAGCTTGAAGAGCTGACTGATAAAATCAATCAGAATCTTACGCAGACAACCTTCGATTCGTTAAAGGACAACTTTATTAGCAATCTTATGGATATGAGTAAATCGGCGCAAGATTTCGCAAATGATTTCACAACGATGCTCAATAAGTCTATGCTTAACTTTGCCGTTGATGACCTTGCTAATAAGAGACTTAAAGCCCTTTATGAAAAATGGGCAGATAAGATGAAGCAAGGACAGCTCTCCAATGATGATTTGAATATACTTAAAAAAGAGTATGATAACATCGTTGATGAAGGTTTGAAGATAAGGGATAATATTGCTACAATGACGGGATATAAGGAAGCGCAATCTCAGCAGACAGCAACGGGTAAGGCTATTGAGGCTATCACCGCAGACCAAGGAAGCAGCCTTATCGGTATCGGTTATGCTGTGCAGATTGCCCAAGAGCAAGGTAATGAGGTTCGTAAAGCTATCGCCGTTGATATTTCTTTTTTGCGCATCTATGCTGAGCAGACATATAACAATATCTCAGAAATGCGAGATATTCAGTATCAGGGGTTGGAGCAGTTGGAGGCAATTAATAAGAATACTGCACCAATTATATTGATACGTGAGGACATCGCAAGTATGTATAAATTAATGAAGGATAAGTATTAAGTT